GAAAAATAAGCATATTTTGAATTGGATACATAATTTATCCAAAATTCAACCCGAACTCGGTAATTTTGCGGTGTGCCCTTATGCATCAACCGCAAATTTTATCATTTTAGAGGAAAAATTACGAAAAGTAACACCTCGAGCGGGTTTTGATGTTGTAATTTACGTTGTTGAGAACGATCATGACGAGGATTTTCTCTATGCCATGGTCGATGACTACAATCGTACCTACTCAAAGTATAAATTTATCGCTGATCATCGAAAATCCAACACAAAAATCAATGGCATACCGACAAGTAACGGAAAATACAATCTTGTTTTGTGCCAACCACGAGAAGAATTGACAGAAGCAAGAAAAAAACTTGCAAAAACTGATTATTATAAGTATTGGGATAAAAATTATCTTGAAGATGTGTTAGAAGAGGATTATAAGGTCGTTGAAATTCATATTTCACCTGAGTTAGAGTAAAATGGGAGAACATTTACTACTTGATGTCTATGATTGTACCTTTGATCAGTTAAATTCTGTTCATTTTCTTCGTTCAATCTTTACAAAAGCAATTTTAAAGTCAAAAATGACAATTTTGAACGAATATAGTCATAAATTTTCTCCATATGGTGTTACAATGTTGTTTGCACTTGCGGAAAGTCATGTTTCTTGTCATACATGGCCTGAAAAAGGTTGTTTAAGCGCTGATTTTTACACTTGCGGTGAAAAAGATCCAAAAATAGCTGCTAAATACATCATTGATAACCTATATTCGATTGATTACTTAGTTCGTGAAATAAAAAGGTAAAAAATAGGTATAAATAAAACAGGAAACTTTTTGTGTAAATAGTGGCTTCTAGAGCATTCAAAGATATTAACTTGTCGTTTAAACGTCATCCTGTGACGAATGATGTATTGACGATTCGTGATGAGGATGCAATTAAAAAATCAGTCAAAAACATAATTTTTACAATTTTAGGTGAAAAACCTTTTGAACCTGAGTTTGGCTCAGTTATTAATGAGGCTTTGTTTGATTTAAATTCATCTTTAAGCGAAATTAAAGTTGCTGATGAAATTACATCAGCTTTGTTTAATTATGAACCTAGAATTTCATCAATTGATGTAACTGTAACAATTGTGCCAGATACAAATGAAATGAATTGTACAGTTCAATATGATATCATTGGAATTCCAACACCAACACAAACAGTGGATGTTCTTCTTTTCCCAGCTAGAGTATAATGGCTTTCGGTCAATACGTTAATTTAGATTTCGATCAAATCAAGATTGCTATCAGAGATTATCTGAGAGCAAACACAAATTTTACTGATTATGACTTTGAAGGATCAAATCTTTCAATTATTATTGACGCATTAGCATATAATACATACACAACTGCCTATAATACGAATATGGCAGCAAATGAGTGTTTTCTTGACTCTGCAACACTTCGAGAAAACGTTGTTGCACTTGCAAGAAACATTGGTTATGTACCAAGATCTCGTCGATCTGCAAGAGCGAATATATCTTTTAATGTTACCGATTTAACGGAGACATCAACACTCACATTGAACTCTGGTATCGTCTGTAATGGTGCTGGTGACAATACAAACTTCATATTTTGTATTCCAGAAGATATCACAACAGCTGTTGTGGATGGGGTAGCTGAATTTAATAACGTTGAGATTTTTGAAGGTAATTTTGTATCTCAAGAATTTACCGTTGATAATTCTCTCTTTAATCAAAGATTTATTTTAAATAATTCATTTATTGATACATCAACAATCAAAGTCAAGGTTAAACCATCTTCATCTGCAACCTCGACTGTAACTTATAGACAAATTGACAATATTATTGGTATTACATCAACATCTTCATCATATCTTTTACAAGAAATTGAAGATGAAAGATATGAATTGATTTTTGGTGACAATGTAATTGGTAAAAAGTTGTCAAATGACAATGTTATTACAGTTTCTTATATTGTGACAGATGGAAGAGACGGAAATGGTGCTTCTGAATTTAGTTTTGTTGGAAATATTACAAATCAAGACGGTGCTGCGATTGATGCATCTCTAATATCACTTGTTACAACAAATGAAAAGTCAAGAGATGGTGATGAAATTGAATCCATATCATCAATTAAATATTACGCACCTCGAATTTACTCTTCACAGTATCGTGCTGTGACTTCATCTGATTATGAATCAGTTTTAGGATTTATATATCCAAATGTTGAATCTGTTACGGCTTTTGGAGGTGAAGAGATGTCTCCACCTCGTTTTGGTAAAGTTTTCATTTCTGTTAAACCTCGAAATGGTGATTTTCTTTCTGATGAGACAAAAAGAGAGTTAATTCAAAAATTAAAAAGTTATGCGGTTGCTGGTATTGTACCAGAGTTTATTGATTTGAAATATCTATATGTTGAATTACAAGTTAATGCATATTATAATCCAAGTTTAAATGATGATCCAAATAATCTTAAAACTTCTGTTTCAAACGCTTTAACTCAATATTCACGATCAATTGATATTAATAAATTTGGTGGTAGATTTAAATATAGTAAATCTGTTTCATTAATTGATGGAGTAGATTCATCAATTACATCGAATATAACTCTTGTTAAAATTCGTCGTAATTTAAAAGCAGTTATAGGACAATTTGCTCAATATGAAATTTGTTATGGTAATCACATTCATAGTCAAGAGTCTGCCTACAACGTCGTTTCAACTGGATTTACAATTGAAGGTGTAACAGGAATTGTATATATGGCTGATGAAGTTATAGATCGTGAAACAGGTCGTATGTTCTTCTTTACATACACAGAAGGTGGAACTCCAAATATTGTTAAGAAAAATGCTGGAACGGTTAAATATTTGATCGGTGAAGTTCTTATAGATACTTGTAATATCACTTCAACAGTGATTGCAAACAATGTGATTGAAATTCAAGCAATTCCTCATTCAAATGACGTTGTTGGTCTTCGAGATTTATATGTTAAATTTGATATGTCAAATACGAAAATTAATATGGTTCAAGATCTGATATCATCTGGTGAAAACACATCTGGATCTCAATTTGTTCATATTCATAGTTATTATACTCCAACTTTTACAAGAGAGTCAAATTCCCCAGTTTCAACTGGAACTACATTACTTCCATCATCAGCAACTGGAACTTCAACGACTAGATCAACTGGTGGAACATACACAACTCCAACTACAACATCAAGTACAACCACAAGCAGCACACCCTCATCTGGTGGCGGCGGTGGATCTAGCTCTGGCGGCGGATATTAATGATTGACACATCAATACAAAGAGTCGAAATAAATCAGGTAATTGAAAATCAGTTGCCTGAATTTGTGCAAGCAGAAAGCCCACTTTTTGTGGATTTCATGAAGCAATATTATATTTCCCAAGAATATCAAGGTGGATCTATAAACATTGCTGAGAATTTAGACAGATATACAAAATTACAAACTTATGTCGGTGCTGCACTGACCGAATTTACTGGATTATCAACAGATACTCAGTCATTTTCAAGTACTATCTTTGTTAATTCAACAAAAGGTTATCCAAGTAAATATGGATTACTTAAAATTGATGATGAAATTATTACATATACAGGAATTGGTACAACTTCATTTACTGGTTGTGTTCGTGGATTTAGTGGAGTTAATGCTTTAAAACAACCAACAAAACCAGACGTTCTAGATTTTAAAACTTCAGTCGGTGTTGCACATACAGGCGGTTCAAAAGTTCATAATTTATCAAATCTTTTTATTCGTGAATTTTTTAATAAGTTAAAAACAACCTTTGCAAGTGGTTTTGAAAATCGTAAATTAGATAGTGATCTAGATCAAATTAAGTTTATTCGACAAATTAAAGATTTTTATCGCACGAAGGGAACTGAAGAATCATATAAAATTTTATTCAGAGCATTATATGGTGAAGAAGTTGATATTATTAAACCATCAGAATTTTTAATTAAACCATCTGATGCAGATTATGGATTCGCACAAGATTTTGTAGTTAAACCAATCACAGGTGATCCAAGAAATTTAAAAGGATCAACTCTCTTTCAAGATTCAGATGAGGATGATAAAAATATTCAAGGTGCTTCAGGTGCGATATCTGATGTTAAAGACTTTTTATATGGTGGAGAACACTATTATCAAATTAGTGTATCGCAAGATTCAATTAATGGTGACTTCGTAGTTCCAGGCAGAACTCGTGTGGTAGATCAAGTTACCATCGGTTCAACTGTAATGACAGTTGATACAACAGTTGGATTTCCTACTAGTGGTTCTATATCATTACCGACAGCAAGTTTAGCTGGAGTTGTAACATATACAAGTAAAACATCAAATCAATTTGTAGGATTACCAACAGCTATAGATGTTTTAAATGTTGGTGATGATGTTAGATATAATAATGTTGCATATGGATATTCATTTGCAAACAACACAAAGAAAATTGAGGTTTTAATCACAGGTGTTTTAAAAGATTTTCCAATACCAGAAGAAACTTTTTATTTTAATAAGGGAGATAAAATCAAAGTTGGTACATTCGGTATTAACAAAAGTTCTGAAGACGCTAATTTTGGATCTTGGGTGTATAACACATCTGTTAAATTCACACCAAAAACTGTTACTCGCCAATCAAGTAGTAGTTTTAGAATTGTAACACCATCAGATCATGGTCTTTTAGAGGAAGACACTGTTGAAGTTTTAGATGGTCAATCACTACTATCTGGAGTTGGTCGTGTTCTGAGTGTTATTAGTAGTTCAACTTTCATTGTAGGTGATTTGCCTGGCGTTGGTGTAAATAATTTTGCATTTATAAGAAGAAGACTTAAAAGAGGAAACAGTTCATTACACGATAATATCACAAAATACACAACTGATGTTCAAAACGTGTATGATCATGAAAGTGATAATGCATTTGCACTACCTCCACACCCTCACGCATACGTCACATCACCCTCCTTACCAAGTTTAGCTAATGAACCTATCGTTGCACCAGATCGGTCTGTAACATGGACTGGCGCGACTGGCGGCGACGTTATACAGTTGATACAGGTTACAGAAGGTGCAGCGGATCATGGATTCTATTCTGGAGAAGTTGTTACTTATAACGTAATTAGTGGATTTTTGGGACAACTTATTGACGGTAAAAATTACTATGTAAGTCGTGTAAGTTCAAACAATATTCGTCTTGCAAACTCATTACCTGATTTAATTAATGGTGATTTTGTAGATGCAACTGGAAACGGAACATTTAAAATTTCCGTTCCAGAACTTGCAAATAAAAAACTTGAACATCAGAAATTATTGAAGAGAATATCTCTCAATCCACTCTTTGATGGGGCAAAGCGTGAGACAGCGCCAGGCACCACTGGCATCCTCGTAAATGGTACAGAGATATCAAACTATAAGTCTGGTGATGTTATT